GCTGATGGGCAAGCAGGAGTAGTAGGCATATAGTAGATGTGTATCGACAGTATGTACTGCTGCATGAGGCTGCCCGCGCCGCGGGGCGTGAGGTTCCGGTCCTCGTGCCGGAGCCCCGCCCAGATAAGGAGGCGCAGCAGGTGGAGACCCGCCCGTTGCTCGGTGAACAGGACCTCCGCGCCCACGCCGGCCTTTTCCTCGACATCGGCGATGGCGTTGTAGTCGAAGCGAAGGGTCAGGGTCTTTCCTCCCAGTTCGATTAGGACTCCCCGGCCGCTCACGAGGCGGCCCTCGCCAGGGCGATCCTGTAGATCCGGGCGATCTTACCGGTCTCCTTGACCTCTATCGTGATGTTCGTGACACTGCCGGCGGCGCCGAGAGCGATGGCGCCCGAGGGTTGGCCGGTGGCGACGATGTTCCCATTGACCTTGATGGCGCCGGCCGTAGCGGTGGGGGTGACGGTGACGGACGTAACCCCGGTGAGAACATTGGCGACGTAGTCGTAGACGGCGTTGGCCGGGGCGGGCACGATGACCGCGGCGTTGCTGATGGTGAAGAACGGGGTCGTGAGGCCGACGGAGTACGTAATGTCAAGCGACGACGGACCGGTCACGCGGAGCGTCGCCGTGAACGGGACCCTGCCCTCGACGGGCGCCTCCGTCGCCGGCGGCTGCTTCACGAAGGCCTTGAACGTCCAGGCGGTCGCGAACACGGGCGGGAAGATGATCGCGTAGCTGTCAATGACCCCGGTGAGGTAATCATCGTAGAGCGCCCTCTGGCCGCCCGTGTCGCCCGGGACGAAGTTGCCCTCGATGGTGACCTCGCCCGTCCGGCGGATGCCCTGGATGACCTCCTCGAACCCGCCGGGGGACCGGTGATGCGTGATGTCCACCTCGTCCGAGTCGAGCGCCAGGCCGTTAATGCTCGAGACCTCGGCGATCTCGGCGCCCCCGATGCCGCCCTTCACCAGGACGGTCCCGAAAGCCGCGGATCCCTCAGTCACAGTCATGGTCTCCTACCTCCCTTATCCTCAGATCGGGCGCCACTGATATCGCGCCTCGACGTTGACCGTGAAACGATGGCACCCCTTCTCGTCCTCGCCGACGTGGGTCGGGTCGGACTGGAGAAGGACAAGTTCCCAGTAGCCCGGCGGCCGCGCCCGGGCCAGCGCGTCGCGTACCGCGCAAGCCTTCGCGTAGCCAGCGGCGTAAGCGCTCGACCTGATCGAGATCTGGACCCACGGGTAGCGGTCCTCGGCCAGGTCATGGGTCCGGTCCGGCGCCCGTCCGGCCGAGGAAAGGAGGAAGAGCGCGTCCACCGGGACGTGCTTGGACGCCGGCGCGACCGGGCCGACGAAGATGTCGGTCCCGACCGTTCCGAGCCCGGCCCCGACGAGAAAGGCGGCGAGATCAACCGCGGGGTTCTGCGGCATGGCGGGGTCCTCCCTAGTCCTTCTTAGGCGTCTCCGGATAGATCGCGGGGATCGCCCGGACGGTGACGCCCTTCTCGGCGTTTTCCCGGACGCGGTCCCCGAGGCGCTTGGCGTAGCCCGCCGACCGTTCCGAGACGGCTTTCTCGAGGAACTTGGCCTCGCCGACGGTATGGCGGGGCTCGGTCCGCTCGTGGACGTACACGGCGTAGTCGGTGCCGTAGCCCACCTCGACGGTCGGGGCCCCGCCCTGGGCGGCGGTCGGCGGCGCGACGTATCCGGTCGCCCGGAGCCGGCCGGTATCGACCGGGACCTTGGGCTGGCTCGCGGCCATCAGGGCAAAACCCTCCTGATAGAGGGACGCGGCGGTCGCGTCAGCGTAGCGCTTTACGAGTCTCGCGAGTTGGCGCTTTGTGGCATCAAGACCGACGAGCCGCATCGTGAAGCCCTTCGGCATCAAAAAAACACCTCCCAGAAGCGGCCCCGTCCCGCCTTGTCGACGGCCTGCTGGGTGCGGAGCGGCATCCGGGCCGCCGTCGGGTCGGCGGTATCGGCTCCCGGAAGCCAGACGGCGTCCTGCGGCCCGATCTCCTCGAGCGTCACAACCTGGTGGTCGGACATGACCTCCTGGCCGGAGGCGTCGATGATCTTCTGGAACTTGGCCTCGGAACGGCAGGCGACGGGCAGGGGGGTCCCGTAGGTCGGCTCGGCGTTCGCGTTGGCGCCGGCCATGGCGGCGACATGGATCGTCTGGGTGAGCCAACCGGAGATATCCACCGCGTTCCCTCCCTCTTATGAGCCGGGCCGCAAGCTGTCTACCCGCGCTTTTGTCGGGTCCGGTCCCCAAAGAGGCCGGCCTGGTTTACACATAACGGATTTTCATCAAAACCGCAGGTAGACGACGCGCTATAAGGGCGCCCAAGCCAGGGTCCTGGGGCCTCCTACGAGGTCGGGAATTTTCAGGCCGAGGCTATCCGGATGTAGGATGCGAGACCCTTTGCCACGGAGGCCGGCAGGCCGTGCCCCCGCTCATACTGGTAGGCCGCGCTCAGCAGTCTCTCTCCGACGACGGACAGATCCTGGCCTCGGGTCCGGTAGAGATAGACCACCGTATCGACGCAGTGCTGCTCGAGGTCGAAAGGGAGCGTCCGCGGGAGTTGCGCGGTCGCCTGCCCGGGCGTGACGTACCCGCCGGCGTAGGTCACGACGATGTTCCGCCGCTCGGTGCCGGAGAGACGGTCCTGGGCGATGCCGCCAAGGCGCAGGCCCGACCACGGCCAGCACGCGGCGCGGTAGACGAGCCCGGCCTCGGCGTCTGATATCTCATACTCGTCCGCGTCGATCGTCGTCCCATCGATGGTGATGGAGGCGATCTGGACGAGCGGCGTCCGGGATAGGACAAGGAACGGGCCGCCCATGCCGGCGACGGACTCCTCGATCGCGGCTCCGTGCTCGAAGTGCCGGTGGCAAAAGCGCTCGATGCGTTCGGACGCGGTGTTGATGAGCCGCTCGAGCACGGCGTCCTGGCTGGCGTCCAAAATGGGAATTTCGGCCTTGACGGTCGCGAGAGTGGTCAGGGCGTGCTCGGTGAGGATGCTCGCCACACTACATCACCTCGTCCGTCTCCACCGTCTCGGGCCTGGGCTCGTCGATCGCCAGGGCGGTCGCCTCATCCACGGCGACGCCGTCTCGGACCATCGTCTGCGCGCGCTCCGCGGCGCTCCGGAACTTCTCCGCGCGGACCGGGTCCACCGGGCGCTTGGTCACGGCGGGCCGCTGCATCTTGTCCACCGGGGGACCGGTCTTCACGATCTCCACCGCCTTCGGGGGGGCGCTGTCAACGAGTTCGGCGATGCCGTCTTTCACGAGCCGGTGGGCGGTGGCGGGGGCGAACCCCGCCACCTCCCCCGCCTGGTATGGCGAGTGACCTCGCATGAACCGGATCAGGAACACGATCGGCAACCCCCTTATCAGGCGCTCGGCTCGACGGTCGCGGCATAGCCGTCCGCGTCGTAGGCCGAGGCCGGAACATCATCGAGACCCGCGAGAACGACCGAGGCGGCGATCTCCTGCAGCGAGATCGTGACGGTCCCGGCCGACGCGAGTTTGGCGCACACTCTCACGTACCGCTTCGCGAGGGTCAGATCAAGCGGTACGAAGGCGTAGATCTCGTTCGCGCCGTTGGCCGCCCACGTCAGGACCTTCGTATAGGCCTTGAGGGTCGCCGCCGTGCCGAAGGAGCTATCGGAATCGTGCTCCACCTTCACGGTGAGGGTGTTGGTCGCGCCGGCCGCGCCGGCCGCGGTCGTGAAGCACGCCAGGACCACGGCGAGCCCGGAGCGCGCGCCGATGCGATCCACCGCCGCGCCATTCAGGTAGGTATCGTTCGCGGCCGTCTGCGACTTGAACCCTTTCTTGCCGATGAGCAGGGCCGGGGCATGGGTCGGGAAACTGGTCATCCTGCAACCTCCTAGAGTTCAGGGTCACGGGGAGGGGGTTCGGGGAGACCCCTGGCCCCGTCCCCGTGTCTGTCAACTACCGTCCGGGACTAGGCGGCCCAGTCGACGGCTGTGATGACGGCGATCTCCTTGCCGCGGTAGCGGGCGCCGAAGTCGTGCCGCGCGATCGTCCGGATGACCGTCTGATCGGAACTGATACCGGAGACGACGCTCGAACCGTCATGGTAGGCGCCGCCCGGGAACACGTCGATGAGGAGCTGCGTGTTCTCGCCGATGATGAGCGACGGGAACTCCGCGAGGTAAATTTCCGACTGATTTCCGGCCGCGCCAAGATTGTTCGGGATCTGGGTCGTGGTGCGGTAGGGGAACGTAAACAAGGTTCCCAACATCATCTCGTCCCAGAACACCTTGTTGCCGGTCGAGTCGAGCAGCGTCATCAGGTGCCACTTCGATCGCGGGGTCATGATCCAGCCGGCGCGGGTCATCGGGACGTTGGCCTCCTCGAGGAGGCGCACGGCCTTCCCGAGGTCGGCGATGGCGCTCGCCAGGGTGTTAGCCCCGCCGACCTGCGTCCGGTTGCTTCAATGGGGCCACGG